TTAAATGTCTAAGAGTATAGATTTAAGTGAACTATATAAACCACACCCTAGACAGAAAGGAGGTGATGCCCATGCCAAGTAGAGATAAAAATGTTATTGATTTATCTGAATTGTATACTCCACACGCTAAACAACAATTAGCTCATTCAGCTATAGAACAAAACATACTCTACGGCGGCTGAGGAGCCGTGGGTGGAGGTAAGACCTTTTGGCTGGCTGCTGAGGGTATCCAGCTTTCATTAGATTACCCTAATAATCGTGGTTATATGTGTAGACAGAAACTAACCGACTTTAGAATATCTACCTTACTAGAGTTAAAACGGTATATGGATGCTACTGTTGTTTTTGATGACAGGGGTAAACAGGAGATTGTTTCTTTAATAGAACAACATCACCAGACAGAGAATTACTTTAAACTCTATAACGGTAGTGTTATTTATTATGGCGGCATAGGAGACGATAGAGATGGCACCACCAGAGTAAAGAATATGACGCTAGGTTTCGTGGGGATTGACCAGGTCGAGGAGGTCGAGGAGGTCAATTTCAACTGGTTATGTTCTCGGTTAAGACTTATCTTACCCAATATACACTATAAAGCTATTCTAACTGCCAACCCTGCTCCTGGGTGGGTTAAGAGGCGGTTTTTAGAATCCAAGATGGAAAACCACATCTTCATACCGGCATTACCTAGGGATAATCCTTACTTACCGGATGATTACGAGGATAATTTGAGAAAGTGGTTTCCACCTGAAATGGTCAAGGCTCTCTTGGATGGTGACTGGGATGCGCTAGAGGGTGGTAACTTCCTATTCAAATATAATGACTTAAAGAAGGCAATTAACCGTGAACTTGACATCACAGATAATACCAAGTGGGCTGGCCAAGATATAGCCCGTGAAGGAGATGATAGCTCGGTATTTACAGCCCGTGAGGGTAATAGAGTTATTTATTCAGACGCATGGGGTAAGACTGACCTCATGGAGACTACCGGATTAATCCAATTGAAAATAGATAAGTTTGGCATAGAACCTGAAAGGGTAAATCTTGATGCTGTAGCTCTAGGAGCCGGAGTATATGACAGGTTAAAAGAACTCAAGGTAAATGTCAATGCCGTTATCGCCGGTGGAGTCCCAAAGGATACCGAGCATTATGTAGATACCAGAGCCGAGATGTACGACAATCTTAGAAAACTATTTGAAGCGGGGACTATTTCAATACCAGACGACCAGGATTTAATTGCCCAACTATCAAGCATAAGGTTCAAGATAGCCTCTGATAAGAAGCTAAGAATTATCAGTAAGGAGGAAATGAAAAGAACATATCATCTCAAGAGTCCTGATAAGGCAGATTCACTAGCTCTTTGTTTCTACGAACCTGCTATACATAATCCTGCTATAAGGTGGCTATAATGACTATATGGGAAATAGGAGATTATCTTAATGAATCATAATCAGATACGATTCGCACAACTAACAGGAGATTCACAGGTAGAATTTACACAGGCATGGGATGAGTTAGTTAGATATGCCACTGATAAGGCTAAGGGATACTTTGATGATGGTGTAAGTAGGGATGAGGCAGTAGATGAGGTTATGTCTGGTGAGACCGATAGCGTGACGGCATGGTTGATAAAGATAAAGAGTAATCCTGAAATAGTTAATGGGGATAAGAACGCATGGGGATACCTCAAGAAATTAATTCGCAATCGTGTGGCAAAGTTATCTAAGACAAGGGATTATTACCCTGCATCATTAAAGCCAACAGATGGTGATATGGATTCAGATGATGGGGATTCCGATGGTGAGATTGTAAGTTCATCTTATAGGGCTTTTACCCCAGTAGAAAAAGACCCCAAAACTAAGGATTCAATTGTTGTACTATATGTAATGGGGATGAGTAAAGACGAGATTGCTCGTGAACTTGGGCGTACTGTAGGGCACGTTAGGCGAGTTATACAAAACTCAACAAAAGAAATTGAGGCGTTTAAGACTTTGAAAAGGAACGCTGAAAGCTAAACGTGCACTTTTGACTATTAGTATAGTAGGACAGTATATAATAGGGGAAGTGTGTAATTAACCTCCCCTACATATTGCAACTGGTTGCACAATTTATTCGTTATTTTCACCCCTACATCGTGCAAGATAATTTTTAATATAATTCTCAACAAAGAATTGGCATTGTTCTATAGAACCAAAATCAACCCGCCCCATTCCTGTCCCGACAACATAATAAGTATCATTAGTCTTATCACGCCCTAGAGCAAATCCCCTTTTCTTGAACCAGTCAATTTGTTTTAGTGCTTTCTTCATTTCACTCTCCTTATCTAACCTTGCATATATATTATAAACCATAAACTCTAATTTGTCAAGTCCCCTTGAGGTAATTATTGAATATATTTCAGAAGATGTTTGGAAAGAAATCAATCCCTAATAGCCCCTACCTATCTATTGGAGGTTTAATCCCCCCCAGTATGAACCAGGCGGGGATTCTTAATTAAAGGAGAGATGATGGTAACAAAGAAAAGGATAATGGGTAGTGGGGTAGATATAGGGGTAATATTACTAATTCGTGTAGGCCATTTATTTAAGTATGAGGTTATCCAAGTTACAGTTAAAGATAAAAGCCCTAATGGTGATTATATAAAAATTGGCGATGGTATAGAATGGTTCGCCATCAAGTCGCTTAAAATACTAGATATTTTGAAGGTGTAAATATGGCCTTAACTAAAGCACTTGTTTTGGCATCTAATTATACTACCAAACAACCAGTGCCTTACAATAGTTATCTTAATATAGGCGGGTTATTGCCCCCTACACGCTCACAATATGGCGCATTGGCGCAATATGCAAATGTGGGCTGGTTGCACGCAGTCGTGTTTCGTATAGCTCTAGGGTGTAGTGAAGTTGAGTGGACATTATTTGACTCAAGTAATCCAGAGAAACCAAAGCAGATATACAAGCACCCTATTCTAACACTCTTAAAGCAGGTCAACCCTTTCCAGACCTCTAATGAGTTTATAGCTCTTGATACGATATACAATGAGCTTATTGGCGAGTCTTATTGGATACTTAACAATAACGGGTTAGGTGAACCGGCTGAGATTATACTACCTTATCCTCAGAAGATGTCTGTAGTACCTGCCAAGAACTTCCCTTATGTTAAAGGATATGTCTACGGGGTTGGGGTAGAAGCGGTGCCTTTTGATGTAAATGAGGTGATACACTTCAAATACCCCAACCCCCTTAATCAATATCACGGGCTTGCCCCTGCTCAGGCGATAGGGATTAATTTAGATGCAGAGCAGAACGCAGACAAATGGGTTAATCAATTCTTCTATAACTCAGCCAGACCTGATGGTGTTATACAGTTTGATTATAATTTAAGTGATGAGCAGTTTGATAAATTAAAGAAACAATGGAGTGAGAAATACAAAGGCGTTTCTAAGGCTCATCAAGTAGCTCTATTGGAGGGTGGGGGCAAGTATCTCCAAATCCAGAATACCATTAAAGATATGGACTTCCCCAACTTAAAGCAGAAGAATAGGGATGTTATTTTAGGTGTCTGGGGTATGCCTCAGTCCGTAATGGGTATCTCAGAGAATGTCAACAAAGCTAACGCAGAAGCGGGAGATTATCAGTTTGCTAGATGGTTAGTTAAGCCTCGTTTAGAGTGGAAGAAATCTAAACTCCAAGAGCAGTTAATAGGAAAGTTTAGGAAGTCGGATAATCTTACTCTAGGATTTAAAGAAGTTGTACCACAAACAGCCGAGCAAAAGAGACTAGATGCTGAATCTGGTACTAGGGGCGGATACTGGACAGTTAATGAAGCAAGAATAGCCACAGGCAAAGACCCCATACCCAATGGTGATATTCTTCTAATAGAACTCAACCGTATACCGACCCCGACAAGCGGTAAAGTAAACGTGCAGAACATACCACCTGATGGGAAGTCTGGTACACCTGATATAACAAAAGGCTTATCCGATGAACAGAAGCGTTTACACTGGGAGACTTACGCCAAGTCAACAGAACGTCAAGAGGAAGTATTTAACAAGGTATTTGAGTCTGTCTTTAATGACCAGAAGGATTATGTCATAGCAGAATTAGAGAGGACTGGGCATTTACCAATTCAATTAGACGATGAGAAAACCGCACAGAAATTCCAACCAGCTATTGAGTTGGTTTATCAGAGTGGGTTTGATGGGGCTATTTAACATAATTTATTTACCAAATCAGATAATGTTCCCGTAAAAATCATCTCGTGCTTAAATTTTTTAATATTAACATCAGTCACATCTTTTTTGATAGCGAGACTGAATATATTCTTTTTAGTGTGGACTATATCTAAAATATTGCCAAAATCATCTCTAAAAATATAACGATTATTCGTGTCCTTAAGAACTTTCATCTTCTCTACTCCTTAACATATTGCAACCCGTTGCACAATCTATTTCTTGGAGTCTATAAATTTGTGTGTAATTGAACCTTTAATATATTCAGGATATGGCGTATTAATTAAGGTATCACAACTTCTTTGATTACAATTAGAGCAAAAGTAAGTCGTATCTGGATAGCAAGAAAATACCCCTAAATCGCACTTTTCTTTAACTTGTAGTGTTTCCCTCTCACATCTAGGGCAATATCTTAATAGTGTTTTCATAAGTTCACCTCCATACTTAATAATAACACAAACAAATAGTAATGTCAAGTCTTTATAAGGATTTATTTTAATGCCAGATTTATTAGATGAAGCAGCAAGAGCATGGATAGCAGAACGTAGTCTATTACTAGCTAAGTCTATTAATAAGACTACTATGGAAGCTATCCGTAATGAATTAGCGTTAGGCTTTGAGGCTGGTGAATCTATACCCCAGATTTCAAAACGTATAGAGGGATATTTTACTGATAACGCTAAATACAGGGCTAATATGGTTTCAAGAACGGAAGTTGTCACTGCATCTAACAGGGGCGCAAATGACCGCTATCGTAAAGAGGGTGTCAAGGAAGTGGAATGGCTAGCAAGCCCTGACGCTTGTGCAGAATGTGCTTCTTTGGATGGAGAAATATTCCCGATTGATTCTGGGCCTAGACCCAGTTTACATCCTCATTGCAGGTGCAAAATATTATCTGTAATACCGGATTAAATATGAATGAATCAACAGTTGTAGTAACATCCTATCGAGATGAAATAGAGGGTAAGCTAACAGCCAAACTTGAAGAAGCTATGAATAAAATTGGCATGTTAGTTGAGAATGATGCTAAGAATAACGCCAACAATCCGCGAGGCGGGAGTAAGCATCCCTATGTCCAGTCAGGTGATTTAAGTTCTAATATTGGGCATACCACTAAAATCAATGGCAATTCCATTACATCTATAATCGGATTCTCAAGGGAGATTAAAGAACAATCCCCTGTCAACTATGCAAGGGTTATAGAATTAGGTAGCCCTCATCAACCCCCATATCCGTTTTTGTTCCCTGCTGTAGAATCTAATCGACAGAATATTATAAACCTACTCAAAGGATAACCGGAGGTAATTATGGAAATGATTTATAAGACATTCAGGGTAGATGTCAAATCAGTTAATGAAGAAACAGGGGAAGTAGATATGCTTATTCCTATGTCTACCGCCTCGATAGATAGGGATGGGGAATCAATCAATCCCCTTGGTTGGAAGAAGTCATTGCCTGCCTTTAAGAAACGCCCTGTACTTTTATCATCCCATGATTATAGAGACCTGAGAAAACAAATCGGCGAGTTTACACAGATAAAAGTTAATCCCGATGGTCTATTCGCCAAGCCGAAGTATTACATTAACGAAGGTAACGAAGAGGCGGACTGGGCTTTCAAGCTAGCTTCTAAGGGCGTGGCTGCTTACTCAGTGGGTTTCATGCCGATTAAATGGACAGATGGTGATGGCGAGAAAGAGCCTCGCAGAACTTATACAGAACAGGAACTATTGGAAATATCTCACGTTGTAGTCCCGTCAAACAGGGATGCGATACAATCTATAAGGTCTAAATCAACTGACCCTGTTATATGCAAGCTATGTGATGATGCGGAAAAGGAAGTTAAGGCTGAATATAACTGCGAGTGTATTGAATGCGGGCATAAGATGAAGTCTGAGAAACATTGCCAGGATATAAAATGCCCTGAATGTGGTGGCGAGATGAGACGGGCAGAGAGGCCAGGGCCAGGTAAAGAGGCAGATGATATTGTAACCAAACCCGAAGAGACAGATGAGTTTATTCGGATTCCAGTTAGGTCTTGTGAAGTAACTGCCACAATAGACATCTCAAAGAAAGAAGGAATCTCAGCTTTATATTGTGGTGAGGAAAAACAAGTTAGAACGTATTTATTCAAGAAAGACCATGACTGGACTATGGCTAAAGCTAAAGCATGGGTAAAAGATCATGAAAAGAAAACAGCCCATGAGGTAAGCCAATCTGAAATCATAGATGAGATAGATTATCTAATAAATTTAATTAAGGAGGAAGGATTAAATGCGGAGGCGAAGACGGTTGCGGAGACGCTGGTTATGGAGATAAGACGCATTTCAGGTAGCGACATACCTGTTGAAGATACTACAAAAGATTCCCTTGAATTACTAAGTAAAATAATCAAAGAACAATTGGAGGTAAAATAAATGCCAGAACTTAAAGAAGAATTGGAACAGACAATAAAACCTTTAACTGATAAGGTTAAAGAGCTGGAAGCAGAACTAAAAGAGTATAAGGAAAAAGATATTACTCGTAAAGTACCCGCGGAAGATGCAGGGGTAAAGGTCGTGAAAGACGAAGGCGACCAGCCCTTTGAATCTCTAGGGCAACAGCTTATGGCTGTTAAGACTGCTGAGATTTCTAGGGGTCGCAACATGGATGTCCGTCTCGCCAAGTCTATTGTAGGCAACTCCGAGGGCGTACCTGCTGATGGTGGCTTCCTAGTACAGACTGACTTTGCCACAGAGTTAATCCAAAAGACGTTTGCTTCAAGCTCAATAATCAGTAAGGTTAAAAGGGTGCAGATTAGCGCTAATTCTAACAGCATGAAATTCCCCGCTGTTGCTGATTCTAGCCGAGCAGACGGGTCAAGATTTGGTGGATTACGGGCATACTGGGAGTCTGAGGGGGGAAGTAAAACTGAATCCAATGCTAGTTTTGCCAAAGTTGCGCTTGAACTCAAAAAACTTATTGGCTATACCACTCTTACCGACGAACTGCTGGAGGATGCAACCGCTCTTAACGGATGGATTGTTGATGCTTTCAGTAAGGAGTTTGACTTCAAAATTGCTGACGCTATCATAAATGGTGATGGTGCTGGTAAACCCCTTGGGATTCTCGCCGCTCCTTGCCTGGTAACTGTTACGGCAGAGACAGGACAGGGTGCTGCCACTATCCAAGCGCAGAATATCAGTAAAATGTGGATGTCTCGCTTTGGCCCCAACTCAGGGAACTACGTTTGGCTCTACAATCAAAATATAGAAGAACAGTTAGATAGTCTTAATTATGCTGCTGGATTAACGGGAGGGTCGCTCGTTTATATGCCTCCTGGGGGGCTATCAGCATCACCTTATGCCAGATTAAAGGGTGCAGAAATGATTCCGTGTGAACAGTGTGCCACGCTTGGTACTGCTGGAGACCTTATCCTAGCCGACCTTTCACAATATGTGATGATAGAAAAAGGTGGGATGCAGTCAGCTTCTTCAATCCACGTCAACTTCCAGACTGACCAGACCGCTTTCAGATTCGTCTATCGCTGCGATGGTCAACCAAGGTGGAGCAACTATCTTACGCCATACAAGGGCAGCACTTCTTACCAGAGTCCGTTCGTAGTTTTGAGTAGCACGAGGAGCTGACGTAGGTAATGGAACAGATTAAAGTACATGCTCTTAAAGGGAGAAAACAAACTCCTGAACAGATTGCTAAAAGAGTTGAATCAACACGGGTTGAACGACAAACGTGGAGTCCTGAAAAATGGCAACAATGGCGAGATAGGGTGGTGATTAATCTTTCACCATATAATCCTATCGCAAAAGAGAAAATGAGACTTAGCAAAATTGGGCGTGTACCTTGGAATAAAGACAAAGTCGGGTGTATGCCAATACCTTGGAATAAAGGAACTAAAAAGCATGCACCCGAAGTAGAAAGGGCAATGGAGGCTGCAAGGGCGGGAAATCGCAGGAAAAGGAATGTTGGATTAAGAATACATGAGAGTATGAGTTCCATGATTTACCTAGCACTTAAAGAAAAGAAGAATAGGTATAAGTGGGAAGATTTAGTAGGTTATACTTGTAAAGATTTAATGACCCACCTAGAAAGCCAATTCAAAGACGGTATGTCATGGGACAACAAAGGCAAGTGGCATATAGACCACATAATTCCCCGCTCTCGTTTCCACTTCGATAGCCCAGAAGATACTGAGTTCAAACAGTGCTGGGCACTCAACAACTTACAGCCCCTATGGGCAGAAGATAATCTCGCCAAAAGAAATAGAGTTTACAATTCGCAACTACAATTAGCATACTAAATTTAAGGAGATAAAATACAATGGGAAAAATGAATGTTTGTCAGGATATACATATAGTGCCGGTGACTTCTACAGCCTCTATATCAGCCGACCTTGTTTGTCCCCACATCAACATGAAGGAATACGAAAAGGTTGAGTTTATACTTCATCTTGGAGCTTTGGCGACTGCCAACTTCGTACTATTTGTTACTCAGTCGGCGGTAACTGCGGGCTCAAGTGCTACGGCAATCGCCGCAAGGTATCGCAAAACTGCCGTTGGAGGCACTGATACTTTGGGTGATGTTACCGCCTTGCCGGCAACTGGTTTAACTCTAACTGACGGGACTGACGACTTGCTTACTTTCATAATTGATGTAGACTCGTCTGACATGACTACAGAAGATAAGCCGTATGTTGGTTTGTTCTTTGATGACCCCGGGTCTGCTGATGCCGTAGTTACCGTTATAGCACTCTGCTGGCCGAAGTACCCCAAAGAAACCAACGCTAACGCACTGACCTAGAGGGTAAAGTGACAATACAGAAGAGAAGTAAGAAAAGAAAGTATACGAGGCGGGCGGTTGAAGAAGCCGCCCCCTCAAAAGCAATCAATAATCCACCCGCCGACAAGATGGTTAAAAATGATGACATCTGTAAATGGTGTGGCCGTAAGATGTTATCTATAAGGTGTCAATGCGGGTATGTTCGCCCACAAAATAAAGGGTAGGGAACGTAAGACCCTATACCTACTCGATAAATAAAACAGGAGGTATAAAATGGGAAGTGTAACACAAGATGGAATAGCATTAAGAAAGTTAATGCTAGGATTAAAGGTAGACAGGGCTACAGCCAATATGACTACTGGTCTTGAACTGTTTACCGTTTCAGGGGGTAACTGTCTGGTAACTTTGATGGTGGGTGAGGTAACCACAGTTATAGAAACCAAGACGGTTAACATGACAATAGTAGCTGACCCGACTACAGGAACAAGTACTGATATCGGTGCTTTGTTAGATATTAGTGCCGATGAGGCTGGTACACTTTACACTATTAATGGTGTAGCTGCTACTGCTGTAGTAAGGGGGGAGAGTGGTAGTGTACCAGGTGCCCTTCAACCATTTGTAGTTGCCCCTGGAGCGATAGAAGTAACAATAGGTGCAACTCACACTGGCTCAATCAAGTGGACTCTATTCTACATACCCATTGAAGATGGCGCATACATAACGGCTGCTTAACGAATGAGTCTGCTTATTGCAGGCATCATCCTCCTGGGAGTGGGGAGCCTCTAGCAAGGCAAAAGATAGGTTGTTGAGTGTGGGTTATGCTGCTAGGCTACTACACAATAGTATCTGCCGTGAAACTGGTATGGGACAACCACCATCGCAGCAAGTGAAATATCTTGCTATATCCAGTCCCCACCCCCACTAAATAAACAAGTGAGTAGCGAAAATGGAAAGTAAAATACTAAAGTGTAAAGTTTGCGGTGGTGCTTTTGAATGGAGTATAGATGAGCAGAACTTCTATGCAGACCGCCATCTAACAGAACCCAAACGATGTCAAAATTGCCGAGCTAAGAGGAAAACAGAAAGAGACACAATAGTTAGATTAGAGAATAAAATTAAAGAGCTAGAACAAATTATAGGAGGTAACTAAAATGGCTTTTGAATTAACACAAATACAGAGTAGAGTAACTACTTCACCGCAGAGTGATGTGAATGGGGTATTTGCCTATCCTAAAATCAACAAACTGAATATGCTGGCGGTGACAGACTTCTATCTTCAGTCTCTATTCGAGGGGTTAGCATATCAGATAAACGCTGGTACTATTTCAGAACCTCTAATTGGCGACATCGTATTATCGGA